CCGAAAGTGGCAAAAAGGTTACAGCTAAGCCACTTGAACAACTAAGCGAAAAAGAAAAAACTAATCGCAGACTTGCTGCTTCTTCGTTGACGCAGGACTGGGGCGGTTTAAAACTCGGTACAAAGAGTTTGTTAGGACTATAAATGTTTGAAGATTTAAACTTATACGACCGAATATATGACCGATTGAATCAGAGGGCAAATGTCTATTCTAAATTCAATAAGGCCAGAGATACTATTGTTAGTTATTTCAGGCCTGATTTGGGAGTGGATGCTGGTAAAGATGGCGATTTCTTTGGGCAGGATATTTACGAAGGTACGCCGCCTTGGGCTGCGCGTATATTTGCAACTGGATTTCAGGGAACAACTATAAGTGCAAATATAGATTGGATTTCGTATTTAATGAAACAATACGAATTGAGGGGTGTCGATAAGATAGATATCTGGTGTCAGGACATTAGAGAGTATATGACCTCTGTGTATAGAGATTCTAATGTTTATGGCGTTTGGCCTCAATTCACACTTGATGCGGTTACTATCGGTTCTCCTGTAATGTTTATAGAAGAAGAAAGCCCTGTAAGTGGCGTAATCAAATTTATGCCCGAATACTATAAAAACGTTACACTATTTTATAATAAATATAACGAGCCAACTGGAATTATAGTAAAAGATACAAGTTGGACTGCGCAACAGATTTATGACGAATTTATTTCAAAAGCAGAAAAAGACCCTTCAAAACGAGCAGAATTAAAAAAGAAACTGTTAAGCACTTCTCTTAACTCTATCCTTGATTCAGGTCAGGGAAATCAGGAAAGTACTGTTATTAGGGCAGTATTTAGAGCCGATGATGCTATATTTGATAAACTCCCAAAACCTCTTGGCGGTCAGGAGTGGATTAGTATCTATTTTGAAGAGAACACTGATAAGAACAAAGACAAACCATTAAGAATGCAGTCTTATTTTACGAGACCATTTATTGTATGGGATTACGATAAGAAACCATACGAAGCATTGTCAAGAACTCCCGCTTATGATGCTATTTATGATTGTCTATCGTTACAACAGGTGCATAAGAATTTTCTTGAAAACGTTCAGCTAAAGAATCGTCCTCCGAGAATCGTTCTCGCCGAAATGATGAATAGGATAAAATTCACACCAGAAGGTCTTACTGCTGTTAGCGAAGAAGAATACGATAGACCTCCCAAGGCATTGGATTTGATTGGCGATTTACAATATAACGAAAAGCTTTCAATGTCTTTAGCGGAAGCCTGCAAACGTCATTTCCACGTTGACCAGTTCTATATCTTTTCTCAAATTGCTATGGGAAAGAAACAGCCGTTGACCGCTACGCAGATATGGCAGATGGCCGGTGAGAAATCAACATTATTGAGTCCCGCTATCGAATCTCATAGTAAGTGTATGTCTGATATGGATTCCAGATGTATTGATATTGAGTATAGGGCAGGCAGGGGTGCGTTTGCACCTGACATAATGGAGAACATTAAAGATGTAATAATGTCTAATCTTAAACGTCCTGTCAAGTCTATTGGTATTATGCCGCAGTTTATGGGATTATTAAATAGGGCGCAGAGAAGCCAGCAGTCGTTAGACCCGATACTTTCAACATTTGAGGCCGCTGCACCATTGTTCCAATTAGACCCTAATTTAAGATTTGCGATTAAGGGATATGAAACACTTGAATCTATTGTTAAGGCAACTGGATTTGAAATGAAGAATCTTAAATCCAAAGAAGATTACGAGGGTGCGGTAAACCAGATGAATGAACAGATACAGGCCGATGCTAAAACTCAAGAAATGATTGAAATGGCAAAGGCGGCAAAAGGAATTTCAGGTAAAGTAGAACCTGATTCAGTGCTTGGCTCAATGGTAGGTGCGGCATAATGAGCGATAAAAAGCAAATGCTTATTAGGGCTTATCAACAGGCGGGACACGGATTCCTTGCATACAGACTTGAAAAGTGTTTCAGGCTTTTGAAAACACCAGAAGATATTGCATTGCATAATGATATGGTTGAAGAAATTTTTGAAATGCTTGGCACTGAAAATAAATGGATTGAATTAATAAACAAAATGGCAGATTCAACGTTTGAATCGCCAAAAAGGAAGATGTTAAAGCGTTTTTCGCAATGGATTGTAACTATTGCAAATAAATCAGATGGAAAAAGTAAGGAAAAGAAATAATGGAAACAGAAAATCAAGAACAAAAAACAACACAAGAATCTACTCCTGCGTCCACGCCAGTTCAGCATTGGACTGAAGCTAAGGCGGACTGGTCGCCTGAAATGAAAATGGCTTATGCTAAGTATAATAGCGAAGCTGACGCACTTAAAGGTGGGTATGAGGCAATAAAAACTGTTGGCAAGAAACTGGAAAATGTAATTCAGAAGCCCGCCAAAGACGCAAAGCCGGAAGATGTATCTGCATACAAACAGAATTTGTATAAAGAACTCGGCGCAGTTGAAAAAGAAGAAGACTTAAAAGATGTCAATTTCTCCGCAGGATTGCCAGAGGGCAGTGCTATGGACGATAAATTGATGGCCTCTTATAAGAAGTTTGTTATCGACAACCATACTCCGAAAGAGATTGTCCAGAAAAATGTTGAGTTCTACAACAATGCTATAGTCCAGATGAAACAGGATTATGAGCAGAACATCCTTAACGAAGCCACAAAAGCAAACGAAGAACTTGTTAAGCATTTCGGCTCTAAAGAAGCCGTTGCAGAACATAGCGAATTGGTCAAGAGAATGTTCAAGAACAATCTCGGCCTTACAGAAGCCGAATATGAACAGGTTGGAACTGAACTTGCTGACACTGGATTTATTCGTAAATCAGTACTTGCCAGATGCTTAATGACTTTGGCTAAGGAAAAAGCAGGTGAAGGTACAACTGAAAAAGGTGATGGCGGCGGAAATCCTCCTCCAACAGTAAATAAAATTACAGTATCACAGGAGTTGCCGCAAACCGCTAAGGCTTTGGGGTGGAATTCAAAATGATAAAATCAACCAAACAATATAATGGAGTTTTGGCTTTTGAATTTTCTGTTAAAGAATCAGAAGTTACATTAGTCCCAAATGTTAATCTTGCTGTGTGCCAGATATTCTTTAAAGATTTTCAGGATTATATCAAAAAAGAGTATCAGGTAAGCAACTGTGAAAATGGGTTCTTTAATACGTTCAAAACTACAATTCTTGGCGAAGATAATGTTATTAAAAAGATAGCAGTTGTAGATAAAGATGTAGCATATTGGGAATATAGAGCAAATTTTTCTACCGAAGTGCCTGTAAAAAAGATACCACTTCAAGAAAATAAAAGTAATAAATCAAGACACCTCAACCAAAGTTGAGCCTTGTACTCGCCTGAAAGTAGGGCAACTCGGCACAGTTTGTAAGTGCAAGGACGAGCCTCGAAAGAGACACCTCTCCGAAAATAGGTAAAACAATAATTTAACTAAAAAACTATTTAGGAGTAATGTAATTATGGCAACGAACACCTTAGTAACTATAGGCAATATATACGATGCGTTGAAATTCAAATTGCCTAACGGTTCAGCTATTGATAATGTCGTTAATACTCTCGTTGAGTTTGACGATTTTTCAAAGTATGTACCGGCATTTCCGGCCAACAACGGCCTTACGCATCACGGCTTGAGAACAATTCAACTTCCTACTGGCCAGTTTGTCGATGTTGGCGGTAGTTGGAAAAGTTCAAAGTCTGAGAGAGAGCCTTTTGTAGAGGGTCTTGCAACAATTCGTTCTACTTATCAAGCACCAAAAGACACGTTCACAACTGAAAAAGTTGAAATTGGTCAGCAGTTGCTTAGAAGCGAAAAAAGTAACCACGTTACAATGATGAATCAGTCTGTAACGAATATGCTTATCGGCGGTAATCCTGCAAATGCACAGAGCGTTGCGGGTTTGATGTATCGTTCACCTTGGACTACTTATGATAATAAGTTCTGTTTCTCTGCCGGTGGAACTGGCAACGATTTGAGAAGTTGTTGGCTAATGAAACCCGGTCTCAATACCGTTCACTCTCTTTACAATGGTAATCACCCAACTCTCGGCGTTGAAATGGAAGATAAGGGCGAACAGCTTATTACCGGACTTGGTACTGGCTCTGACGAACATCGTTGGGATATTATGATTGAGTTTATGGTGCAAAAGGGTATCTGCGTAAAAGATATGACTGCCGTAAAGAGAATTTGTAACGTAGCTTGCGGCGTAAGTGATAATCCGGGTGCAGACCTGATTAACACGATTATCGAAGCAAGTATCATCAATGCACCAAAGGCTTCAATTATCGAAGCAACTGTTGCCGGTGCTGTTACAGAACTTGCCGCACCTTGGTTGCTGTTCTGCGATGAAAGATTGTACGCAAAACTCGTTATCGCCGCCAATAACAAACTGTTCGTTTATCAGTCAGAAGAAAACATTTACAGAACAAGACTTCCTATGATTGGTAGCAACATTATTATTATGCGTATGGACGCTCTTAATAAAGAAATTGGCGCTGGCGAAACAGTTGTAGCGGCTGCTTAATTTATTAACAATAATTTTTAAAGGAACTTTAAAATGATAAAACCAGAAGTAGGTGATTTGTCAGTATTGCAGGCATTAAGTGCTGGTGCTGCCATTTCTACAAATGTGATTGATTTGCAGGCGTTGAATTATGCCGGTATAACTGATTTATGGGTAGTTGTTGACACTGCTGTTATTGCGGCAGGGGACGCAGCGGACACTTTTGAATTCGGTCTTGTCGTATCTGCCGCAGAAGCCCTCACTGCACCTCTTGAAATAGTAAGTGTTGCAATTACTGATATTGCAGACGTAAGACTTGCTACAATAGGCAGGCATATTATGGCCTTGAATATCGGTAAGATGATTAGAGATATTGCTACATCAACCTATCGGTATCTTGGATTTGCTTATACTCTTTCGTCTGGTGCAACTGTAACGGTAAATGCTATGATTTCCAATAGCGAACCACCGTCATTGTATCACGCGCAGGTATGTACATCTAATGTAGGGCTTCCTGCTTAATAATTAACAATAAGGCGGGTAGAAATAAAATCTATCCGCCTGCTTTTAGGAGTAAAAACTATGAAAAAATTTATAGTAATGTTAATACTCATAGTTATATGTTCTACCTCTTTTGGTTTGACCTATGACGGTGCGTATTATATAAAAAATATGCAATCTGCATTGAGTGGTTCAAAGGCACACGACCCAATCTATCTTGCCTTAAACGAGATAGAAAACTCATTTGTAGATACCCCTGCACTAACAAGCCTTAGTATTCTTGAAAGCACAGGTGCTACTTATTGGTCAAAGTTTATAGGCGGTAATCAATCTGCTAACTTGACCTATACCCTGCCTACTGCTTATCCGGGGTCTTCTGGGTATGTTTTGACATCTACAACTGCCGGTGTATTGTCTTGGTCTGCTGTTGGTGCTACAACCGTAACTGATTTAGATACTGCCTATAATGGTGGTAATACTATTGATGTTGATGGTTCTGCTGTTACATTGACGGTAAGTGATACAGATAACAATCCAGCACTCACGCTTGTCCAGAACGACACTACCAACAATCCCAAAAATCTTACAATTACTAATGCCGGAACTGGCAACAGTATTGACGTTCAGGGCTTGGCCGCTGGAAAAGATATTGAGGGTACTGATGACACTTGGAATGTAACTGGTGCAGGTGCGGCGACATTTACCGGAGTTTCAACTTCAACTCTTGGAACTACCGGTGCTACGACACTTGGAAATGGTACAAGTACTGTTGCTATAAACACTTCATCTTGGGACATATCTTCTGTCGGTGCTATCAGCGGCGTTACCACATTGGCAATGTCTGACGATTTGACATTTGCAACTGCAAAAGGCATTAAGTCAAGTACTACTACGGCTCAAACTGTCGGTATGTATGGTTATGATGTTGATGGTGCGGCTTATCTTGGTAGTGTAGTAATTACTAATGGCAATACAGTGAACGTAGTCATTGGTGGTGCTACTGGTACTGCCGAAGTATCAACTACCACTTGGGACGTTTCTTCCGCAGGCGTTGTTTCTGGCGTAACTGGCTTGACCGTAGCAGGAACTACGAGCATAAATGACACCGCTTCAACTGCAACTACAAGTATTGGTGGTGGCACAACAACCGGTACTGTTAGTATTGCAACTGGTGCATCTGCCCAGACGGTAAATCTTGCTACTGGTGCTGGCGTAAAAGCCACTACTTTAGGTTCTACTAATACAACTGCTTCGACTGTGGTTCAGTCTGGAACTGGTGATGTTTCTATTACATCAACTGACGCAATTACAATGACATCAGCAGGTGCTTTTAATATCGCCGCAAACGCTGTTGCGCAGTTGGTTGCTATTGGTAATGAAACCGGTGCAAGTTCTCTTGTTCTCAAAGCCGGTACTGGCAATATCACTATTGACGGTGTCGCAGCCACAACTATCACTGTTGGCGATTCTGCACAGACAGGAACTATGAAGTTCGCTGAATCAAGTGCTACTGTACAGGTCGATGTTGCTACCGGAACTGGCGCACACACAGTTCATCTTGCCGATGGTGCTGGTGCACAGACGGTAACGGTTGGTTCTACCAATACCACGTCCGCTACAACCATTCAGTCCGGTACTGGTGATATGACAATATCGTCGGTTGATGATTTGACAGTCAACGGTGGTTCTGCCGGTTCAATAATCAATTTTGGCACTAATACTCACGGAAACGTGATAAACATTGCCACAGATGACACGGCTGCTGATACCATTTCTATTGGCTCTGCTAAGGACAATACAGACGTTTTGGGAAGCGTATTAATTCCTAAACTTAATTTTGCCGCAGATGCGGAAATAAGCGACACCTATGTAATTACATTATCACCCGCCGCAACTGCTTATTCTGCCGGTATGATGATTGTATTTACCGCTACCACTGCCAATACTGGTGCTTGCACAATAAATGTCAACGGACTTGGCGCAAAAGCATTGAAGTCTTTG